CAAGCACTCGGACAAAAACAATGTGTTGGTGTTTGACGACTGTGACTCGGTGTTCCAGGATGACCTGAGCTTGAATATTTTGAAGGCTGCACTGGACTCGGGCAAGAAGCGCAGAATCTACTGGAATAGTGACAGTGCCATGCTTCGCCGCGAAGGTGTTCCGGACATGTTTGACTTCAAAGGTTCCTGTATCTTTATTACCAACTTGCAGTTTCAAAATCTCAAAAGCAAGAAGTTGCAAGACCATTTGGAAGCACTACAAAGTCGTTGTCACTTCCTAGACCTTACACTCAATACCATGCGTGATCGTTTCTTGCGTATCAAGCAAATTTACCTCAAAGGTGAACTGTTTGCTGACTACGACTTTACACAGGAACAGGGCGACGAGATCATTGCGTTCATGGATGCCAACCAAGGTCTCCTGCGCGAAATGAGCCTGCGTATGGCACTGAAGATTGCAGACCTGACCAAGGTGTCCAGCGACAACTGGAAGGCCCTGGCCGCCAGCACCTGTATGAAGAACAGTTAATCGGTAGCTCCTGGGCAGTGCAAACTGCCCATTTTCAACAGGTATCTGTAACAGATACCTGTTTTTTTTTGTGAAGTGTAAAACCGGCATTAAATATCAGATGAAAATATTATTTTCAAATAATGTCACCGTAGAGTTGGAAATTGACGATAGCCCAATTGGCAAGATATATCAAAAGACTTATAAACATTTGTCCAATCTTCCAATCCCGTTCAGTGAGTGGGATAACAGATCTAATTACAAAGACACACTTAGTTATGCAGAGCTGGTTGATCAATTAGCAATGTATGCTGAACGTTTGTCAATAGATATTGACAAACAACAATGCTTGAATCAAGACCAACTGTATTTTAATGCCATTCATACGCTTTATGAAAAGCAATACGATGGCAGTCCAGGATGGCTAAACTTTCACGAACATATTCATATGTGTGAAAGTTATTTTAAAAAAGAGCCCAAAACATTTCTAATAGACTATCGAGAAAAAATGGGTCCGTTAGAAAAAACATTTGATCGATTGTGGATAAACACAACAACAACAAATATCAAAGCCGGCGATATTTATGTAGCATGGTCGGAATTAGGAAAAACTCCTTATGGCTATTGGCAAGACAACGAGCCACCAGTGACAGAAAGAATGTGCCAACTGATCAAGCCTTGGCTTAAACTTATACCAAAAATTAAAATCGCTCTTGAAGATATTGACCGTTTAGAAAATATAAAAGTTGCTGAGTTTGAAGCATGGTGGGAGCAATATAAAGGAACTTGGTTGCAGCATTGGAATTTGACTGACTGGACCACACATGATATATTTTCGGTTAACATTTTTGGAAGAACCACCCAACTTGACCTACTGTTAGAACAGGTAAAAAACAATACAGTTCCAACGAACATTTTACTACAATGACTTGGCCAGTGATTATTAAACGTGGACCAGACTTAAATCAAACACTAAGTGGAATACAGTTTGATAAATTTGGTAACAACACTTATCAGACCATACATGTGTGCGACAATTGGATTGACGGATTCCTTTGGGCCAAAGAAAAACAGCACACTCAAGCATTGTTTGTCGACAGTGGCACTATAGTAACAGACTGGACCGAGTTTCAAAAATTAGTCAATACCTATCCGCACAAGGGACTAATAGCTCATTTGATCTGGCCGCCAACCCAGCATTTGTATATCAACGATCAATGTTGGTTTATGAATATACAAGATTTTGAACCTGAGGATTTTTCAATTGATTACGTTGATCATCCTTATCCATTGAGAAGTAAAGAAAATTTACATGATGATTACACGCCATTATGGGTTAGGCCATCTGCTGATCAAGATACACAATATGCTGTCACTAATTTTGGTCAAGGACTTGTAGCTCGGCAGTTGACAAACAAGCGTCCTGTAGTCAATTGGAACAATGCCTTGAGAGATTTAAAATTTTTTTTGTATAACAAACCACTAGATTTAAATAAATTTCAAGACTATAAAAGGATTGCCGAAAATCAATTATGGGTGTTTAACAACGAACCGGTCACTGTGGTTAAACAAGCCAGACTGGTGTCGCTGGCATCGGGTTTATCTTGGATGTTAAATATAGTAGATCCTGCTACACAACAGATGCAATTGGTTGATATAAGTTGCATACAAATTAAGTTTGCTCAAGAGCTGTGGACCCGGTGGGACGGCAACAATTACGGAGAGTTTGTTTGGAACTTTATCAACGCAAATGCACTTACGCATTATGAATTAGACAATCCAAAATTGACACCATTGGAAAGATTAAAGTTAAAGAGTCGAACAAAGTTTATCGAGTATGTTGACACAACATTTAACAATGCAGTTGATGTGGATTTTGAATATCATTGGGCGCTGGCAAAACAAACAAAAACAGTTGAATTTTGCAACGATAATTTAATCGATTGGGTAATAAACAACGATGTCGACCAGTACAATCATATATGGTGTTCAAATATACTGAACTACAAATGGACATTGTTGCATACTACAATAGAACAATATAAAAAATTTCAAGAAAAAATAAAGTGAAACAACAAATAAGTCAGTTAATGGTTAAAAAATACATTGATTATCAATATCAACTGCCTGAATACAATCCTGATGCAGATTTTAATTGGATACAAACGCAGTCTGGTTTACCTTGGTTATTGTTGTCATTGTTAGTTCCTTACACAGCAATCTTGGAAGAAATTAAAAATATCAAATCTTTAATGTCGGCTCACAGGGAAGATTACAATGAACATCGTGGCTGGAAAAGTTTTTGTATTCACGGCAAGTCCTACAATGCCACCAAAGAAGATACTTACTACGATGATGATCGTCCACACATATGGACCCCTGAGGCAGAATCATTGATGCCCAACACTGTTGACTATTTTAAAACACAATGGCCTGGCAGTGATTATCGTCGAGTCAGAGTCATGTTGTTAGAACCAGGCGGTTATATAACTGTTCATCGAGACAACGATACTCCTGGATTAACCGCAATCAACATTGCCCTAACACAACCCATTGGATGCGATTTTGTTATGGAAAAGAAAGGCACAGTTCCTTTTCAACCAGGAAGGGCGGTTTGGCTAGATATTTCTAACAATCATACTGTATTTAATACTAGCAATCAAGAACGGTGGCATATTATTGTGCACCAATCCACTGATAACCAAAAATTTCAAAACGAGATTGTGAATTCTTATAAAAAGCTGTATAATAACACTAATGAAAACAGCCAAAATTATAATCCGTGATGAAGTCAACATCAAAATTGAAGGACTTGAGCTCGACGCTCGTCGTGCATTGGTCACGGCATTCAAGTATGATGTCCCGGGTGCTCGTTACTTGCCAGCGGTTAGGCTCGGTCGTTGGGATGGCAAGGTCAGTTACTTCCAACTTGGTGGCACTACCTATGTGAATTTGCTGCCAGAGATTGTGCCTATACTGGAAAAGTTCAACTATGATATCGAACTAGATGATCAGCGGAACTACTCGGTTAATTTTGCATTTGAGCCAGTGACTGAACAAACATTCAATCACATTGTCTGGCCCAAAGGTCACCCAATGGAAGGGCAACCAATGGTGTTGCGTGACTATCAAGTGGAGATTGTTAACAACTTTCTTGAGAATCCACAATGCATACAGGAGATTGCCACCGGTGCAGGCAAGACAGTTATCACCGCCGCACTATCAAATGCCGTGGCACCGTATGGTAGGACCATTGTGATTGTGCCCAACAAGAGTCTAGTGACACAGACAGAAAAAGACTACATCAACATGCAACAGGATGTGGGAGTTTACTTTGGCGATCGCAAAGAATGGGGACGACAGCACACCATCTGCACTTGGCAAAGTCTAAATGTTCTATTAAAAAACACCAAAAACGGAGTGGGTGATTGTACCATTGGTGAGTTTTTAGAAGATGTGGTATGTGTTATTGTGGACGAAGTACACATGGCCAAGGCCGACGCACTCAAGAGTCTGCTCACAGGTGTAATGAGTCGTGTTCCCTTGCGTTGGGGACTAACAGGAACCATACCCAAAGAACCATTTGAGTCTCAAGCACTCAAGTGCAGTCTGGGCCCTGTGATAGGCCGACTCACAGCCAGTGAACTACAAAGTCAAGGTGTGCTGGCACAGTGTCATGTGAACATTGTGCAGTTGGTTGACTATGCAGAATTTACCAACTATCAAAGTGAGTTGAAGTTCTTGTTAGAGGAACCCGACAGACTAGATACCATTGCCGACTTGGTTCGACAAGTTAATCTAACAGGCAACACACTTGTGCTGGTTGACCGAATTGCCGCTGGTCAAGGTATACTAGATCGCCTGGGTGACAATGCGGTCATGGTCAGTGGCGCTACAAAAGCAAAGGCAAGACAAGATGAATATGATGAAGTGGCTGAAAGCACTGGGAAAATTATTGTGGCGACTTATGGTGTGGCCGCTGTGGGGATTAATATTCCTAGGATCTTTAATTTGGTTCTTGTGGAACCCGGAAAGAGCTTTGTTCGCGTTATTCAATCTATTGGACGTGGTATTAGAAAAGCCGAAGACAAAGATCATGTAGAAATCTGGGACATAACCAGCACTTGTCGATTTGCCAAACGACACTTGACCAAAAGAAAAACTTTTTACAAAGAAGCCAACTACCCATTCACACAAGAAAAGCTGGAATGGAAATAAAGGTTGCAACTACTAAAAAATATGTTATAATCAATTCATGCGTATACTTACACTAGACAACCAACCCTTTGACTTGGATCATCTGCCAGAAGAAGTAGATGACATGCACTTTGCTATTTTTGACAACAGCGACCCCAAAGATCCTGACTATCACTATATTCCCTTGATCTTCTTGGAAAGTTTTACAGCGCCAGCTTTGGTGCTACGAATAGGCAAACATAGAATTCGCATGCCTGTGGATTGGCAGATCTTGATTGGAGAACCCGACATCGGCGATCTTGAAGTGTTGCCCTTGACCAGCGTGAACGACCGTGGGTTTAAAGCATTCCAATTCAATCCCTTAAGCAGTTTCCGCCCCAGCTTTCCGGATATTGAGATCATTGACATATATCAAGAAGTGTCGTGGTATGCTCCCAAGTTGAAAAATGGTCAAATGTTGTGTGTACCCATCAGCGAAGGTGATGAACCCGAGTGCGTATACTTTGTCAAAGATATCAGTCGCAATTGTGAAGTGGTAAACTATAACCTGGCTTGGTGATGGATAAACTCAGTATCAACAACGAAATGGCAGTATTTGATCGCAAGGATCGAACATTTTACGACAACCTAACACCCGAAGAACGTAAAAAGTTCAGCAACTTCTTGATGATCAGATATGGTTCAAGTGTGCAAGGCAGCAGAGATCTGCAAGAATTTTACTTGATCTCAACCAATGAACGACTCAACAAACATTTTTTTAACATAAATCGTCATCCTAAACTGCAATGGTTATGTGCTACCTCTGTGAGTCCTGGGCTAGGCACACAACGACACCAGTGGATTGCTCCTAAGAAAAAGGAACCCGGCGGTATACGTAAACAATTGGCCGAGCTGTATCCGTATCTTCGAGATGACGAATTGGACCTAATGGCCCAAATCAATACCAAACAAGACCTTGATGCTTACTTGAAAGCCAGTGGAGAAGAAACTAAAAAATGACAAGATTAGTAGTCAATGGGTGCAGTTATATGGCGGCGTACCGCAACGGAAATGGTCATATAGACTTGGCTACTAGATTAAATATCACAACTTCACTATCCTTGGCAATCCCAGGGTCATGTAATAGTCGAATAATACGCACTACATTAAAGGACTCGTATCAAACTACGGAAAAAACTTTGTACATAATTGGTTTGACATTTTTATCTCGTAGTGAATTACCAATCAATGCCAAAGAAGATCCGTTCGAGGGACGGTGGTTAAGCACACAACATTTTCAATTCCCAGGTAATGACAAAGTTGCGTCATATTGGACTGAATCAAACAGTAAAAAATACATGGATATAAAAAACAGAACGGATGTGTTTACAGTGTCGGACCGACTTGAGAATCTGATGTATTTGTTGACCAGCATGACCGGAGACCTGTTACACAGAGGACATCAAGTTATAGTATTCCGCCAGCCCGACGATGTATATGACTCAGAGTTGGAAAAATCGAAATTTGCACCGTTAAAAAACTGTGTCAATATCATTGATGGGTTGAAGTGGTCTGCTATTCCTTGGCAAGCGGATAATAATGTAAAATTTTCTCCCGAAGATCTTAAACATGCACCCGGGGTCAGACATGTGTTGGCAGGCGAACATGCCCCGTTGAATAAATTTTTAGTTGAGTATATAAACAAACATGCCTTATACCTGCCAGTATTGTAAAAAAGACTTTGTCAAAGAGTCTAGTCTTGCGGTGCATTCGTGCGAGCCGCGCCACCGCCGCCAGGAACAAAACGAAGCAGGCGTACGCCTTGGGTTCAATGCCTATCTAAAGTTCTACGAACTCACACAAGGGTCAGCTCGATTAAAAACATTTGAAGACTTTGCTGACAGCCCCTATTACAAGGCTTTTGTAAAATTTGGTCGCTACTGTGTGGACATTCGTGCAGTCAATCCAGAACAGTTTGTCAGATGGGTGCTGAAACAAAACAAAAAGATTGACCATTGGTGCAAGGATACTGTTTATACAGAATACCTCACTGACTATCTGCGTGTGGAAAATATAAATGATGCCTTGGCCCGTGCCATGGAGTTTGGCATTGATTGGAGCGAGAAATCCGGGCATCCGGCAGAAGATTGCTTGCGCTATGGCAATACCAACGCCATGGTGTATGCTGTGACCACTGGCCGTATCAGTCCTTGGATCATTTACAACAGTGAAAGTGGTCAGAAGTTCCTAGCTGAACTGGATGCCACACAGGTTTCAATGATATGGCCCTATATTGACGCAGATTTTTGGATGAAGAAATTTCAAGATTATCCAGCAGATCAGGAGTATGCTCGAGACATATTACAGAAAGCAGGGTGGTAATGGATTTTCCTTTAATATATTGTAACGGATGTAGTTTTAGTTCCGAACTGTATCATTCGACACTAGTTGGTAAAACATATGCAAATTTTGTAGCAGACCATTGTCGCGGATTTGCAATAAACAAAGCTCAGTGTGGCAGTTCTAATCATCGTATTATAAGAACCACAGTGCATGACATGCTACAACAGCGACAATTAAACCCACATCAAAAAATCATTGCGTTAATTCAACTTACCGTTCCTGTCAGGCACGAGATATGGCTTGATGATAAATTCAGTGAGTTGGAAGAAGAATCGAATTTTGTTCAAGTTCAATTTGCCACTAACCCAGACTGGAAGGAACGGTTATTGAACGGAAAAAGCACTGGCTCTGACAACAGGCCATTGAACAACTATAATATTTTAAAAAAATACTGGGACAAACTAACAGAAGGTCTGGCATACTTTCACAACGGCCAGGCCGAATATATCAATTTATTGTGTGATTTGATCATGTTAAGAACCCTGTTGGAGTCTCTGAATATAGATTTTATAATTTTTTCCGGACCGCAAGAACAACAATTCGAATCGGACTATCTATTAGAGTTCTTTCGAGATAAAATACAACAGGACAAAAGATATATCGACTTTGAATCTTTTGGATTCTGTGCGTGGTGTGCCGAACAAAAGTATACTCCGCTTGACCCTGACCCAAATCCCTACATAGGCCATTATGGCCCGGACGCACACGAAGCATTTGCTAAACAAATTATCATTCCTAAATTACAAGAATTAAATATAATATGAGTGCAGACATTGACATTGATCTAGCTGACAGAGATCAACTGTTACAGTTGATTCACGCTACACCTGCTAGACAACTGCATCAAGGACAAGTGCGTAGACATAACTCGGGTGTATATGCAACGGACATTCCTTACGATCCTGTCAATGCTTGTGCAGCAATAGACTACGAATCGGCCGAACAGTTGGGCTATTTTAAAATTGACCTGTTGAACATGAGTGTATATCAGCTAATTACCGGTCCGGAACATTACCAAGCAATGCTAACGGCAGAACCACCATGGGAACGATTGTGGACCGACACTGAGTGGGCCAAGCAACTGGTTCACGTAGGTAACTACACAGAATTATTAAACACTATGCGACCCGATTCGATCCCAAGGATGGCAGCTTTTATTAGTATCATTCGCCCAGGCAAAGCATATTTACAAAACAGGCCCTGGGCTGAAGTATTTGAATCAGTGTGGGATGGCGACGACAGCCGTGGATTTGTGTTCAAACATGCACATGCCATTGGCTATGCAGCCTTGGTAGCATTGCACATGAATTTAATCAACCAATGACAATCTTGTACAGCAACGGATGCAGTTTTACAGCCAATTGGAATTTGCCAAGATGGTATCGATATCCATTGTTGATTGGCAAACACTTTGGTTGGCAAGTGGTCGATCGTGCCGTGCCGGGTTCGTGTAATAGTAAAATTATTCGCTGTGCCATGCGAGACTGTATTGATCTTTTGTCACAGAACAAACCAATTGTTGCCATGGTTCAATTGACATTTAAGGAAAGATTTGAGTACGCCGGCACTCCTGATGGCTCCAACAATTGGAAATATGGAGAAGTCAACACCGGAATCGACTTTGTTCCGGCCAGAGACACATTTGAATCTCTCAAGCCCGGCGACGAGGAAAATTGGCCCAACGAAGTAAAACAGTATGCAAAAATTCACACTGTATTACAAAAACCCGGCGCAATTGATGCGGAATTGTTTTCCAGATTGGTAGGGCTTGTTTCGTTTTTTAAACTAAACAACATTCGGTATTTAATTTATGCCGGTCCGTCGGCTTTGGCATATCAACTGACCATTGATGATCCGTTTTATCAGTGGCTAACGGCTGATCCAAATGTATTGAATTTTTTAAAGTTCGACATGCTGTCGTTGACTGGCCGGCAAGACCATCCAGACCGGGCCGGCATGCAGTCAATAGCAGATTATTTCATCAATCGACTCGACGAACCAAGGTAATTGACTTGCGTTTGCTTTTCTTACGGCTCATTTCACTGAGACTACAAACAGGCCCGTGTAAGATTTCTAAATCTTTGTTGGTAAAAGTTCTTAGATAAGGTTTAAAAGGGTCCCATTGGCCTTTAAGGAATATGTTGATAGGAACGCTGCGATTGCTCTCCCACCACCAGACATTGGCCAACTCTAAAAAGTGACGCTTTAA